TAATACCGACCGGCCAGATAGCCCAACTGATTCAGCCCGCCCGAGTAGGCGCTGCCTCGGGCCAGCGCGGCGTTCGCCGCCGTCTGGCCTTGGCCCAACATCATGTTGCCGACGTTGGTGGCGTAGGTCTGGCCCAGACCGCTCATCACGCCTGCGGCGCGGGGGCCGACGTCAGCCAGGCCGGCCAGACGGTTGTACGCCGCGCCGAACTCCTGCGAGCCGAGGTCTTGGCCGTACCGCTGCGCGGCCTTCAGCGCGCCGCCTGAGATCAGCCCGCCGCGCGCCGCGGCTTGGCGGTCCAGCGCCTTCATGCCTTCGCTCAGACGGAACTGATAGCCGGGGTCCATCTGCAGGAAGTTCTGCGCTGCACCAGGCCCGCCGCTCATCAGCGCGCGCAGGCGGTTGTAGTCCTCAGTCCCGCCTTGCAGAAACGGCTGCTGCCGAGCGATGTTCTGCTCGTACTGTTGGCGCTGAAGTTCTGTGGCGCGATCAGTGGCTTCCGCAGACGTCTGCGCCGCAGACTTTGCGGCGCGCGCTTGCATGCTGCCGCCGATCAGAGCGGCAGCGGCGGGGATAAGAAACTGGAACATTTAGGTCACCTCGCGCCCGCTTGCGCGGATGTTGATGGCGCTTGCCGTGCCGGCGATTGTAGAGATGAACCCGCTGGGCGCAAGCACTTGGCCGACGATCTCGGGGAACGTGTACGTCTCAGCCGGGGCCAGCGTCTTGGTCTTGACGATCAAGTTCTGGTTGCCCGCCGTGTCCGCGCCGGTCACCAAGTTCACGCTGATCGTCGCAGCCGAGGCGCTGTAGTTCGTCGCGGTGAACTTGTCGATGATCGCGGTCACGCCCGTGGCGGTGTACTGCGTGGTTTGCGACGCTTCCGCGGTCTTGGCCGGGATGAGAACTTTGACGGTGACTGTCATGTCGCCTCCTTACGGGAAACACTCTACGTTGCAGACGACGGAGGAATTACCAGTAATGACGGTGATGGTAAAACCGTCAATATCATATGACGTCATGTTTGCAGCCGCCACTACTGTACCTGCGCTGTCTTTGATGTTGATAACGCCCGTATCGCCGCCGCCGCGTCGGCCTGTTCCGTCTACCGAGCTAAAAATTACCGTGCCCGACGTGCCGTCATGCGTACCCACAGACGTAAACGCCTGCGTAGTTGACGTAAGCACCGCAGTAATTCGCAAAGCGCGGGGGCGAAAACCGACGCCGGTAATGGATTGAGCCCCGGCCCCGGCGTTAAGGGTAAATTGGATGTATCGAAAGGGCGGCAATAACGCGCCGTTGCGGTCGTAGTTGTTCAGCGTGTAGCAGCCCGTGCCAAAGGTAGATGCCGTCAGGTTGTAGTAGGTGGCGGTCTTCTGCTCTGCAAAGTCGTTGTTGTAGATGGCGACGTTTGTACACGCGGCGCCCGCGCCGCCGAAACCGATGGCTGCGTACTGCGTCTTCGTCCCTTGACGGTCGCCAATCCGGTTGCCGTGGATCTGGATGTGATCGGGCTGGTTAGGCGCGGCAACCGAGCCAATGATGGTAATACCGTTTGCAAACGGGTAGTACGCCGTGTCTTGACCGTTGTTGAAAATGAGGTTGTTGGAGACTACAACGTTTTGGGTGTCGGTAAGCGCAATACCTTCCGCAGCACAACTGTCAATTGTGTTGCCGGTAATGACCGTATTTGAAGCGCCGCACTCAATGCCCGACCCAGAGATGTTGGACCGGGTTGTGCCGGTGATGTTGTTGTTCTCAATGCGAAGGTACGAGCCGGTGTTGTTGCAGAAGATCGCCGACTCTCCGTTGTCAACGCAGTTGTTGTTGGTGAACGAGCCTCTGGTCGGCATGAAGTACGCGGCAGACCAGTTGTTATCGCGGAAGTAGTTGTTCTCTACGCGCACGTCGTAGGGCGTACCCAGCACCGAGGTTGCGGTCCAGAGCGCCGGGGCGCTGGTCGTAGACGGGATGGGGCGCCCGTTGTTGGTGAAGTAGCACTCCGTCACCACCATGTTGCTGTTGGCAGTCATAGCCAACGCGATGAAAGTGTGGTTTTGAAAGCCGCAGTTTGAAAACGTGACGTTTGACACCTTGGCAACAGCGACAAGCTCCGCTGTGCGAGTGGAGTTGTTGTTGCCGTCAAACGTCAGCCCGTAGAACTCCAAGTCGGTGTCGTAGTAGACGTCAACAGTACCCGTGATAATGTCGTTGCGGATCGCGGTCGTGCCTGCTCCGAACCCGGCTGTCAGCTTGATGATCGACTTGTTCATCCCATCGCCGATCAGCGTCGTCTTGGTCTTGACGAGCAGCGTGGTGGAGATGCGGTAGGTGCCAGCAGGGAAGTAGACGCTGCGTCCGGTGCCGGCGTTCAGCGCGTTCTGGATCGCCGTGGTGTCGTCAGTAGACCCGTCGCCCGTGGCGCCGAAATCTTTGACCGACAACGACTGGCGCAAACGCGCTTGGACCGTGGTGGCCACCGCGCCCGTGCCCGACTGAACGTACCCTACAAGACTGGAGCCATTGGACGCGGACAGTGTGGTCAGCGCCGAAATGACGTCGATGTTGTCCACCGTCCAGATCTCAACGTCAGTGGCTGAGGTCAGCTTGAGCTTGTACGAAGCATTACCCAGCCACACAGACGCCTCGCCTCGGCTGTCAAGAATGACGGGATTGGTGTTGGCCACCAAACCGCTGGCCGAGGTGTACGTCAGCAGCGGCGTGGTCGTGCCGGCTGCATAGGAGTACAGCTTCCCGCCAGACAAAGGCACGCCGTTGGCGTCAAAGAACTGAAGTTTGGGTGCGGGCGAGAGAATGGCCATAAAAGTCCTTACAAAGCCGCGAGGGCAAACGTCAGCAATTGATCATAGCGCAGACCCAACCGAGAAGTCACAGTGCCATCGGCCAACTCAATGTCATCGCTACAGAACAATCCGTACTTGTTTGCGTCAAGACCTTCTGCGGCAAATGCAGCGTAGACATCCTGCGCCATGACGCCGACGTGCGTGCGCGCCGCGTCGCCTTTTAGGTCGACGGCGGAGTTCCACTTGAAAGTACGCACCAACGATTTGACGCGCTGCGCTACACGCCGCTCTGCGTCGGTCAGTTCTTGAATCTGCTGCTTTTCGGTGGCGTCAGACGTATTGATCGTACCTACGGCTGCGTAGACAGTGCCCCAGCGTTGGCCACTAGTGCCCAGATCGTAGGTGTTGTCAAGGAACGGACGAAAGCCCGTGGCTTGTGTGACCGTGATAGAGGTGGTGCCGATGGCGGTGATTACGCCATTTGACCCAGTAAGAACCGCATAGTCGGTGTCTTGATAGAACTTTGTGGTTGTGTTGTCTGCGTAAAAAACGCTGCCGTACACGCCAGTCCAATAGTAACTTGAAGTCCCAAGAGAATAAGACGCAGACACATTTGGTCGCAGCCCGACGTTGTTGACTTCGGTAATAACTGTAGAGTTATACGCAGTCCGAACTCCGTTAGATCCATTTACAAGAGCATATCCAGAACTTTCTTTGTACTGCGCCTGTTGAGAATCCCCAGCCAAAAATTCTTGTGCGTAGGCAGAATTCCAACGTTGGCTACTTGTGCCTAAATTATAAGAGTAGCTGGCATTTGGCCGAAAACCTGATGCTTGTGTGACTGTAACGACAGACCCACCAATGCCGGTAGTGACGCCGTTGTCGCCATCAACAACCGCAAAACCCGAGTCTTCTTTGAAACGGGCTTGTTGTCCGGCACCAGCAAGAAATTCGGTGGAGTACGTGGACGCCCAGCGCTGGCCGCTAGTGCCCAAGTTGTAAGTGTTGCTGGCAAACGGGCGGAAGCCCGTAGCTTGCGTGACCGTTACTGCCGTGGTGCCAATACCTGTGATTGCACCGTTCGTCCCCAGAAGCGTGACAAACCCGCTGTCTTCGGCCAGCGTGCCGTTGCGCACCCCCGTCGTTGCGCTTACGGTGTTCAGCCGGGTGACGAATGCGTTTTCCGAGTTCTGGTACGCCAACGTGCCAAAAATGACAGGTGGCTGCGTGCCGATCTCAGCGATGTTTGCGACTGCGGCTATTTCTGCGGTGTAGTCGATTGGCAGCGGAGACAACTGCAAATCTTCCAACGTGGCGGCGCTTTGGCCGCTGCCCGTCAGCGTGAACAGGTTCAGCAAGAACCGATACCACTCACGCGAGATCAAGCCCGTGCGCTCATCAGTAAACGGCACACGCGGCGGCGTGATATTGGTGATGTTCGGCGGGCTGGTCATGCGTTGGTGCCGCTGATGTTCAACTCAGCGCCCATGATGGCGATCTTGACCGGATCTGTGCCGCTGATCTCGTACACCCGGTCGCGCAGCTTCAGCGTCATGCCTAGCCGGCGCCAGAACGCGCGGTGGCCGTACTCTCCGACGCGTCCGATTGACGTCCAGTGTTCGTTTGACCAAGTGTGCCCGCCGTCATCACTCCAACGCAACATAACCTTGGGAGATGTCGTCAGCACCGCCGACGAAGTGACTGTCAACGGCACGCCGTCTTCAGTGGTGATGACAGCCCCGTCCTCGGCCAGCAAGAACCCGAGAACCGTCTCAACAATCTCCGGGGGATCGTAGACATTAAGCCCCACGCCCGTCTCGCAGTCAAGCTGAAGCGTGTGGTGCGCTGTGCGTTTCAGATCGTTCTTGCCCGTGGGCAGCGCCCGCCACGACCGCAGCCATTTTTGCGCCGTGCCGTTGTCGGCGTACACATCCAAGTCCAGCGCGTAGATGTTGCCGTTTTCGTAGTCGCCCACAACGATCTCGTTGGCAAACGACATCTGGTAGTTGCCGCGGTGGCGTGTGAACACGCCGTTCGACGTGTCCCAGCCGGCACGCTCATGCCAGGCGCTGGTGGACACGTCATAGACCCAAGTGGTGTTGGCTGTGGGGAAGTTCAGCACATAGAAGGCGTGGCCGTCTTGCTGGTAGGTGTACCCCACCGCGTCAGCCAAGTTGCCGTACTGCTGAATCTGCCACTCCACCGCGTGCGTGCTGATGCGTTGGCCCGTGTAGCCATTCGCACGGTAGACGATGCCGCGCCCGCGGGCGTCCGAGCCCAGCCAGAACAACCCATTGTCCAGTCTGGCCACAGAGAACGCCGCAGCGCAACCGATCTCGTTGAACGCACCCTGAATCCGCGTCAGGGGAAAATCGACAGCGCCGCTGTCGTACCAAACCTCAACCGAGTTGGTGCCGAAGAGCCAGGCTTCACGGTGGTCGATGATCAGGCTCACCAAGCCGTCTGGCGAGCCCTCTGCGCTCGCAAAGTCCAGCGGATCTACCGAGGTGCCATCCAGCAGGCTTGTGACCCATACGCGCTGGCTGGTAGGCTCGTTGAAGACGAAGTACCCATCAAGGTAGCCGACCGTCACCGCGCCGGGAAAGTCCGGGTCTGTGATCTGCGCGAATTGACCCGAGCCGGAGTAGATGTAGCTGGGGCCGTTGCAGGCGATGAACAACTGCGTGCCGTTGTCGGCCATGCTGACCGGGCCGGTGCCCGTCAGCGTGCCGATTGTGGTCACCTGCCAACTGGAATCGACGCGGTACAGCGTGTTGCCGCTGGCCACATATCCGTAACCGCCGAAGGCCCACAGACCTCGAACAGGCCCGCTGCCGACAGACGCCAGCAGCCGCAGCCCCGGCGCGCGTTGCAAGAACGCCGGCTCCTTGCCTGCCTCCGGTACGATCTCCGGAAACAGATTGATCATGCGGTTGTCCGCAGCATTGACGCTGCGGGCAACATACGCTGATCCGAGAATAGGCGTTTTCATGCCGTGCTTACTTCAGCCGCGCGGGCTTCAACTTCCATCGGATTGTTCCGATAGCCGTAGCGAATTGTGTACCAGATGTAGCGCAAATAAAACCGCCGCGCGCCGAGCATCTGGTACTGAAGCCAGTGCCGCTGCTCATGCCTGACAAGCGCCGTCTCGTTAATGCGCTCGGCTAGGATGAAGATGCCCAGCGGTGGCAGCGTGATGCCGCCATAGCCGAAGGTTCGCAAGAACCAGCGGATGACGTGCTTTGCTGGCTTGGGCTCAATAGTTGCCAGCATAGATGTTGAACCGCTGGCGAGTGGCCACCAGCGAGTACGGCAGGCTCATGATGTCGTCAGGGTTGTTGATGCGCTTCAGATTGCGCTTGGACGTCATGGCGATTCGCACCACCTGCGGCGAAGGCTCTACACCAAACTCAGGCGCGATCTCCATGGCCAAGTTGTAGGTGAATGCTCGCAGATAGCCTGGCGGGAACGACAATATTGTGGCAAGCGTAGCCGGCTGCGTCAGTTCTTGGACCGAGATGAAGTGCCACTCCAGCAGCCGCGTGGGTACTGGATAGATGTACATCTCAATGT